CATTACCATAGCTTTTTTAGTCATATCGGCCGCGCTTCCTTGGATCAATTTATTAAGAGCTTTATAGGTAAAAGCTGGTTGATAACTTCCTTTAAAAAACTCTGCTTGAGGATCGGGATCTTGTAAACTTCTAGCTCGTGCAGCGAGATAAGCATCCTCGGCTTCACGTCTTGCAAGAATCGGAACCGGAACTTCCTTCATTTCGTTTTCTCCTGTTTCTTCATTTTTTTCATAACGTGTTATTACAAACATTCTTTTTTCTTCATCCCATTGTTTATCAATAGGTTCCCATTTATCAAATCTACAGAACCTATCCTCTAAAGTATAAATGAGTTGAGTTTCATTGGCAAAATTCTGAAGCCCTGAAGATAAATTTCTTACAAAGGGAACTTTATTATGATAATTATTAAACAATTCTCTTGCTTCATCTTTATCTAAATTTAATTGCATCGAAAGTTTTGTTTTTCCCATTCCATAAAATAATCCTAGATTAATGGTCTTTGCAATTTTTCTATCGATGTTAGCCATTTTAGCTACAATCTTATGAAAATCAGTAGAGGGATCTTTGGTGTAAGCTTCTGCTAATGTTTCTGCTCCTAACATTTTATTTTTTAAAGCATAGTGAACCACTAAACGAGGCTCTTGTTGTGAGTAGTCAAAGGAGCCCCAGCGTTCTCCTTTTTCAGGAAGAAAAAGTTCTCTCATCTTTTTCCCTATTAATCCTTTTGCGGGGATTTGTTGAAGATTGGGATTAGACATTGAAAATCTACCAGTGACGGTACCTCCCTGGTCAGATCTTATTTGATTAATATCTGCATGGATTCTACCATTATGAACAAACTTTAAAAGACCTTTTACAAAAGCATTTCTAGCTTTATCACATTCTCGGGCTGTAGCAATGAAACGTAAAAATCTATTTTTATGAGTCTTTAAATAATCTTTGGGGAGCTGTGGCATTTTAGATTTAGGAGTTTCTTTGTAGTCTTTTATCTCTAACTTATCTAAAAGTTTTTTAATAGAAGCAGCGGCCCATATATCTATTTTGATTCCTGTCCGTACTTTAATAAGCTTTATTAAATTATCAGCTCTTTTCTTAAGTTTAGATCCTATAATTTTGGCTTTAGCGATATCTACCCTCACTCCTTTAAATCTCATTTCCACAAGACAAGGAAATAAATTTGTTTCTAATTCAAAAATATTAGCCAGCGTTTTACTAGTTGTTTTTCCCTGGTAAGAAACTGTTCGGGGTTGATGAATCATTTTGTAAAAAAGATTCCATAATCTTAAAGTAAGATTAACATCTTGTTCTGCATATTCTTTTACCATTTCATAAGGAAGTTCATGCATATGAGACATGGGGTCAGTAATAAAATAGGGAGCCTTCTCACTTTTTTCTTTTAAATCATGCTTATATTTTTTATCTTTTAAATAATCCTTCGATAATGAATCTAAAGTATATCTAAGCCTGTTTTCATCAATCAAAGAAGCTGCCACCATAGTATCCAGTAAAACTCCTTTAGGCATTAAGCCTGTTTCAGATCTGATCCAACATACATCGTACATTGCATTATGAAATACTTTTTTTATTTTTTCGTTTTGAAAAAGCTTTTTGTTTAAAACTCTCCAGGTTTGTTTAGGATCTCCATTTTGATTTTTTCCTAGATGTCGAATAGGAAAATATAAAGTTTGTTTATGAGTAGCGATAGCAATCCCGACGACAAAACCATTTTTAGTAATAGCTCCTGACCCCTTTGTTTTTAAATCTGGATCATAAGTTTCTAAGTCCACCGCCGCTACTTCCACGTCCGTTAAATCTAATTCGTAGAGTTCGGGCTTGGTACACATTAAGATCTCTCGGCTTCTTTTTTAGTAATCCCTGCATTGCGATACTCTTCTTCTTCGGTCATTGGAGTCATGTCAGGATCTTTGGGTTTATTTAAAGTAAAGCCATGGGGTAAAGGTTTAATATAATCGCTATAATCTCTTTCAATAATCATATCAATATAATGTTTCGCCTTTTCCAAATCTTGAACTTCTCCTTTATGTCTGTGTCTACAAATATATTTTATAGCATTTCCCTCCGCAAAGGGCAAATTATTTTCATTTATGAATTGCGCGGGCTGAATTTTCATATCCTTGTAGTGTGATCCACCAATTTGTTTTTTATAGGGGTTCATAGTATTCCTCCTGTTATTGTTTTTAAAAGCCAAAGTGTTTTTTTAGCTCGACTACAGCCTACATATCGTAAACGAAGTCTATCAAAACGTGGCTCGGGTCTAATTAAAGATTCATCAAAGATCACATTATCAAACTCTGTTCCTTTGATAGAGTGAATATTGTCATAAAAGACTCTCAAGTTTTTTTTGAGATCGATGTTTTCTTTAATTATTTTGTTGATGTACTCAGTTCTTTTAAAATTTTCTAAATCTGAACTTCCACTTTCTTTATGTTTAACTTGTTCATACTTTCGGTATTGTGAAGCTTGTGGTTTAAAAATTCCTTTATTAATCAGTTCGTGTAGTGTATAATCCCCTTTTTTAAAATCTTTAAAATCAAATTTTTGATAGCCTCGTTCCAGTAATAAAGAATTTCCTTTTTTACAGATGTCTTTAATAAGTTTAAGATCTAGAGGTTTACCACTGGCGAAGTCAGGGAAATTTCTATGACAACCTATCTCCCAATCTTTTACGAATTTATTTTCTGTTCCATAAGAAGCATATCTAATTCCTTCTCTTTTAAGAAAAGTTAAGATACGTTCTAAACATTCGGTTCCTCCACGGTAAGTAAAAATAAATGTCTCTTCGGTGTTATGAAGTCTCTCCATGAGAAGAGGAAGTTGGGGACATCTTTCTAAATTTTCTAATTGATACTTTTCTCCTTCTATAATTTTTCCTTCTTTATCTTTTCGAGGTTCCCAAGTACGCGTATAACCATAATGTTGCCATATTGGAGCAATGACTTCTTTACAATATTCATTAATAACTCGTGGACAACGGTACCCTTGTTTTAATTCTTCATGCGGTTCAGCCGATATCCTACTAAAATAGTCGGGATCAGCTCCAGCAAAACCATAGATAGATTGATCGGGATCTCCGGCCCAATAAACTACTTCAGCGTTCTTCTCCATTTTGTCTAATGCTTTTCTTTGAGGGACGCTTGAATCTTGAGCTTCATCTACGATTAAAACTTTAATATTAGGATCTTTAGGAGCTTTATTGAACTGATCGATCATGTCAATAAAGTCCACTACATTCGATGATTTTTTATTTAACTTATAATCTTTTTTAAATTTTTGATAATAGTCATTTAAACTTATTAATTGAGGAAGATTGTATTTATATTCGTCTCGGTCGTAAGGAGATAATTTTTTCCAATACTCTGAAAAAGTTAAAGCATTATCTGTAGCAAACCCTAAAAATTTCCAAAACGGATGTCGTTTACTTAAAGTTTGAAGATCTTTTCCTCCACGATAATGGCGGGAGAATAATTTATTTTGTCTATCAAGTTCTATATAACATTCTTCATCAAAAACTTGGGCTCCAAAAAGATTGCTTTTACAATAACTATGAATGGTGCTGATGTGATCTTCATAAAATTTTTTATTGTTAGATTTTATTTTATCCCACACTCCATACTTTATAGCATTCTCTTGATCCCTAATTCTGTCTCTAATTTCATCGGCCGCTACATTCGTATGAGAAATAGTAATGATAGTTTCCATTCTGTAGTGTTTAATAAGATCATAATACAGTTCTACTAACCTAGTCGTTTTCCCTGTTCCGGGAGGGCCCACAATAAATTTTCTCATTCACCATCCGGGGTTATACGTTTAATTTCCTCAGCAGTTCCTTCGATTACTAGGTGATCTTCATTAACATCGTAATTAGGAATCCTCCACACCGTTAGACGGGTCTCTTTTTTCCCTACAGTAATCGTTGATTTTTTTCTTTGTGCATTTAAAATTCTTTTTAATCTACTAATTAATTTTGGACGCGAAAGGTTTATGCGTTGAGCTCTTAAGAATTTAATAAAAAGATCCATACGAAACTGGAGTTCTTTGGTTTCCATATCATAATAACATACTCCTTGAAGGAGATTGGCTCGTTCAGTGTAGGCAGCCGTTGCATTTACAAAAGAATCTAACCAATCCTTGACATCTTGATTTTCATCTGCTTCTTCATCCGCCTCTTCAATATTACGTGTTTTATATACTTCACTCATTAAAGCATTGAATTCATTTACTTTCATGTCAGGCAGCCACACTCCTGTACGATCTAGTACGGCGTCATAAAATTTATCTTTTTTTCTCAGCTGTCGAGCATCTAACTCTACTCTTATTTTATCTTTTGTAAGATCATCAGGTTGCACATCTATAAAAAATAAACGGGGATTACTTTCTAATTCAGTCAAATTTTCAAATATTTGTTTAGCTTCTTTTGGAAACTCTTTATTGGTGATTCCATATTTTCTAGTTAGACAAATCGTAGGATTACACACACGGCGAATAGGATTACTTCCACATGTATATCTTTCATATTCGTGTCTCTCTAGGGAACTAATTGTTTTATTCACTTCTCTATCGGTTAGGGGAGGTTCAATATATCGACGATTTCCCTCTCTTACTAACTCTTGCCAGGTATGCCCTGTTCCATTTTTATCTTTAAAAGCTTCTTCCATCTGAGCTCTTTTATAAAATACTCCTAGATTAAATAGACCTTGATCGCGTTCTCCGGATTTTATTTTTTCTTTAATAAGGATAATTAAACATGGTGGGGCTTCGGCATAAGGACTGTCTTTCTTTCTACGTTTTATTTTAATCGTCTCCGGCAAGTGGGAAGACTCTTTTAGAAATTTAGCTAAGTCTTTAACTACATGCGTGTCATAAAGTTTAAAAAATTCTTCGAGAGAAGCTGCACTAAAATCATCGTTGAATGCATACTGAGAGCCTTCTTCTGCATTATAGTAAGGTATATTTAAATAACTTCCAGTATCTCCTCGAGAAGCTAAAATTTTAGTTTGCATAGGATAAAGTTTATCCATGATATCTTTTACTCCTAAGATAGCCGCGCATTTTTCCATGGCATATTTTAATTCAACTGCTGGAACTAATGTTTCGGTAAATAAAAAAATGTGGGCTCCTCCACTTTTAGAACGACACATTATAAGAGGCAATTTTTCTTGATGAATCTTTTTTAAGAGGGCTTCGTAATCATATGAATATTTATCAATATCAATAACTCCCCAGCGACATGTGCCCTCAGCGGTCACAGGGAAAATTCCTAAACGTAAACCAACACCCTCTAGATGATTTTTCCAGAGTTCATCGGTGACGGGTTTACGAATAACGGTAGATTTTCCTTCTACTTTCTTCGAAGGAATATTACTTGTTTCCTTCTTAAAGTTTCCGTAAGCGTAATCTAGACCCGCAAATATCTTTTTAAATTTCTCAACCATAATAAGTCGGGGCGAGTTAAGTCTCCCGCTCTCGCCCCCTTGTTCCCTGACAGGAAACTTATAAACTTATTCCTTGCCTGCTTGTTTCAGCAGCTTCAGGTTTTGCTTGGATTTCGCCTTTGCTAACTCTTTCAGCAAAACTTCTAGCGATATCGTAAACAGATTTATTTGATATAGGGCCTAGCTTTGACACATCCCAACCAAACCAAGTTCCTTTGTCATTCGACATTTGAACTGTTTTTAGTTTATAAATGTGGCTATATGTAGGCGGTGTGAACAAACCATCTTTTCCTTGAAGTTTTATTCCCATCATCATTGAATTCCACTTACGACTCACTTTTAATTGAGTCGCTTTCATAGAAATCAAAGCTGTTGTGGGAGTTTTACCCAAGAGAACTACATAATGATTTGCAGTGTTCTCAAGATAATTACCATTCGGTAATCTATCTTTATAAGATTTATCCCGAGTTGTTTTACTCAGAATATCACTCGCAGCAGAGTGTATTGCTACGGGTGCTCCTTTACTTTCACCTCTGTCTTGCCATTCCACGTATTGTCTGTGGTAATAAACTGGCAAAACTTCTATCCCCTTACTCCCATCGTAACAGTCGTTACTTACGGTATTGAGAATCATGCCAGGTTCTGCCCCCTGAACATATTTCCCATGTTGTTTATTTACTTCGGGAGATAGTTGTCCCAAGACTTTCAAAAACGGTAACGCAAGATCATCTTGCGTAATGTTTTGAGAGCCTTTGTCTGCATCAGCTTCGAATATATTCGTAGATAATGCACCTGCGTTTTCGCGTTTCGTGACGCTTTTTCCATTGTTCATGGTTATTGTTTCCTTTTAATTGTGGTTCGGTTTCCTACGAACACGTTAAAAATATCCGTTGGCATTTCTTTACCTGCCTCAGTACGCTCACGGACTAGCGCTTTCAGGGTCATTGGTTCAACCTTCAACTTTTGTGTCGGTTGATACCCTTGACCCTTCGCAAGGTTAGCATATTCTGCCGCCTTGTTATCTTCATTCCGTCCAAAGGAAACGGTAATCTCATTTTTAATGATATCACCTAGGCCATTGGAACGAAGCCAATTATACGCCGCTTCTCTATTCCTTAAAGAGATGTTGGCTGCATAATACGGTTTTACCTCAACTGCAGAACCATCTGCAAGTTTGAGAGATGATAACCCCATTTCACTTAAAAGTGTAGGGATAATTTCACCTGAAATTTTTTCTGCTTCTCTCTTTTTATTTTTGAGAGCTTCTTCATCTGTTTTTAATTGATCTTCTAGATCTCTTAGTTTTTTAACTTGATCAGCTAGGGAAGTTAGATTTTCTGTACGATCTAGAACTTCCTCTTGATCTTTTTCAAAATTAATATCACTCATCGATTGTTCCTTTCTCATGTAGATTGATAGCAATGGAATAATATTTTCTTTCTTGTTTATCCCATTTGAGTAATTGATATTTACCATTAGTCATGTCAGAAACTATAGAACAGGCCACTCCAATAATAGCTGGATCTCCGGTTAGTAATAAGAAATCTTGAGTTCTATAATTTTTTAAACCTTCTCTTAATTTAAAAA